ATTAGAAAAGAAACAGACTGATGAAAAATCTGTTTCTAAAAGTTTAACAGTAGAAAAACCAGAATTGATAGCATCAATAAAGCAGGATGGTTCACTATATTTAGAAAAAAAATATAATTATGAATCATCATACGGTTCTAATACTGAAATTACTATGATGGCTAATATAAAAATGTTAAATAAAGACGATTTGCTAGACATATTACATACTTTTGCAATGTATTCAAGAAATTTTTATATAAGCCTTGGAAATGAAATTAATAATAAGCCTTGATAATTTCAGGCTTACCATTGTAAGTATCAATACTAGTTGAAACAACTGTAATAGGGCTAAAATGAGCAGCAGTAATAATGTCACCGATTTGAATATCAGAACCATATAAAAAGGCAATATGACAGCCACCTTCATCATCGTTAGTTAGTCCATTGAATTCGCCTATAATAGTATCGTTTCTTTTTACAGTATAGATAGCTTTATCAGGAAAATCGTTAAGGTATATTTTACCCGGAATTGGAAGTACTCCCATAGGATACAGCTCCTTTCATATATATTTCAGCATGTCAGTGCTGACAAGAACAGTATAAAGGATAATAGGACACATTACAATTACATAAATAGACAAATAAGAAAAAGGAGGAAAACCATATGAGCGAATTAGAAAAGAAACAGACTGATGAAAAATCTGTTTCTAAAAGTTTAACAGTAGAAAAACCAGAATTGATAGCATCAATAAAGCAGGATGGTTCACTATATTTAGAAAAAAAATATAATTATGAATCATCATACGGTTCTAATACTGAAGAAAGAAATGCTGAAATAGAACGAATTAAGAATGAAACAATAGCATATAACAAAAAGCTTATGGAACATACTAAAAAACAAGATTGGGAAAACAAATCTAATATGAGTTCAAGAATGTCATTTAAAGCTGATGCATTTCAACTTGCAGGAATTGTTATTTCACAAATGTATCGACCACTTGATTTTAATAAGAAATTCAGGATCATAATAGAACACGACCCTGATGAGGATGCAGGCAATGTTTATTTTGAATATTATAATTAATCAACTTTTGTAAAAATGCAATTTGCAGGGAATAAAGACTTGATAAAGTTAATATTATCATTGCCGCGAAATAAAACCTCAAATTCAGTAACAGGAAGATCAACCATTAAAGCTTGTTCAGCTATCAAATCGAGCTTTTTCTTAAATTCATCATATTCAGAAGATGATAATGATTCTACATTAATACGGTATCTAACCAGTGACATATTATTTTCATTTCCTTTCATATGTATTTCAGCATTGCAGTACTGATAAGAAAAGTATAAAGGATAATAGGACACATTACAATTATATAAATAGACAAATAAGAGAAAGGAGGAAAACTATATGAGCGAATTAGAAAAGAAACAGACTAAAAAATGGAAAGAGCTTAGTCCAGGTCGTAAAAGCATAACTATCAAGACATCAGGATTTCAGACATTAGGTATATTAGTACAGCAAATGTTTGTATCTTTAAATTTTAAAAAGAAATTCAAACTTGTAATTGAATATGATCCAGAAAATGATGATGAGAAGATTTTTTTAAAATATTCAGAGCTTATGAATGAAAAAGAAAATAATACTTGCGAGATTCAAGGGATTCAAGAATGTACAAAAAAAGTAATTAGAATGACAAATGAAATCAGAGATGATACTGCAAATAAAAAATGGGTTGAAAATTCTCATGGGCATAAGGAAATAGAAATAGACACAGCAGCGTTTCAGACATTGGAAATATTAGTTGGACAAATGTTTGATCCTTTAAATTTTAATAAGAAATTCAAGATTGTAATAGAGCATGATCCTAACGATGCTTATAAAAATGTTTATTTCAAATATTATGTATAAGAAATTGAAAGTCCGGATTGAAAATAACACAATCCGGAAATAAAAAAAGTTAGCTGATTTTCCTAAATATACATTTATCTGGAAATGGATTATCGGGAATAGGATCATAGTTCTTATAGTACATTACCGTGTAAACACCAGGTTCTCCGGCAACGTCATAGTGATCATATTCTCTTAATTTAAAAAAATGTTCTAGTTCAATCAGCTCTGAACTTGAAAGTTTGCTACCGTCAACATGATATCCATTTAGATTACCCATTATAAATACTCCTCTCATATATATTTCAGCATGACAGTGCTGATAAGAAAAGTATAAAGGAGAAAAGGGAATAATTCAACAATACAACTATAAAAATAGAAAAGATTAATCAAGAAAGATTGGTGAGAGTATGAGTGAAAGTGTACAAGAGAAAACATTGATAGTATTAAATTCCTATTTGGACAGAGTTCAAGAAAAACTGGATGACAAAACAGTTAGTACTGATATGGTGCATGAGGATATAAGAATCATACACCATATTATCAAGATGATGGAGGAAATTAACAAACATCCCATTCCTTGATATTGGTCGGTACATCTTCAATGGAACCATCAAGTGAATCCCAATCGTAACAACCAGTAACATGCATATAGACATCGTCAGCAGCAGCTACTGCATTTACATAGTGACCGTAAACTATATCGCAAATATTTAGCAAATATTTACCACTAGAATTTTGGTAAATTGACATTTTGCCAACAGGACTGTTGTAATAATACATTATGAGTTTTCTCCTTTCATATGTATTTCAGCATTGCAGTGCTGATAAGAAAAGTATAAAGGAGAAAAAGGAATAATTCAACAATACAACTATAAAAGTAGAAATAATATTTAATCAGAAAGGTTGGTGAGAGTATGAGTCAAACGCTATTAACAAGAGAAGAAATTGAAAAGAGACTTCCAAAGCTTGAAAGAATGGCAGAGATTTGGGGAAAGTCAGATGAGTATGGAAAAGGATATTTGCAAGGAACAATTAACACATTAGCAGCAGTTGCAAATACATCTAAGAAAACTGCATAGTATGAGGGCTTTGCGTATTCATCTCAGAAAGGAAAGCAATCATAAATTAGAACTCCTTTCAAATGTATTCAGCAATTCAGTTCTGATAACAACATAATAGAAGAAATTGAAATAATTTACAAAATATAAAATAGATAGTCAACAAGTACAAGCAAAGCAACATAAATTAAAACTGGAGGTGATCCTATGAAAGAACTAAAAGTAGTTAGATACATAAAAATGGATGGTAAGTGTATGCCATGGAGTGATTTAACAGAGAAAGAACAAGAAGAACTAAAAGAAAAATTAAATCAGCAAGGTATGAAATCATTAGGATATGTTCCAGTAAAAAAGGAAACCGCTTAGGCGGTTTATGGAGGACAAGCTAAAAAAGTGACAAAAATGAACTTAATGAATCAAGAGATAACAAATAAAGAATCATTGACTATAGGGAAAAGTAATTAGTCATAATTTTAAATGTTAGAGAGGAGAATACTCGTGAATCTGGACAATAAAACAGTGGGTGAGTTAATTGATTCATATGAAGAAAATGAACAGACAGTCACAATCAATGACGGACATGTATTCATAAATAAGAAAGAGGGTGAGAGGGATTAAAAAGAAAATCTCATTAATAGCAGCATTAATACTTTTATGCTTTGTTGTACAAGCTGATGCAAAGCAAAGTGATTTCTATGGACAAGTTAACAAGTTTACTGTTTATGGTTATTGCGCTTGTAAAAAGTGCTGCGGTAAAACGGATGGCATTACTTATACGGAAACCAAAGCCATGCAGGATAGAACCATAGCAGTAGATCAAAACAGTATACCCTTAGGCTCTACCGTACTAATTTATTATGAAAACAGCTTAGTCGGGATATATCAAGCAGAAGATATAGGTGCAGATATTAAGGGCGATAAGATTGATATGTATTTTGACTCTCATTCAGATGCGAATGACTGGGGTGTAAGAGAATGCGAAGTGATTATCGTGGATGCGAAAGGGTAAAGAAAGGACTTTATTAGTGAAAATAGAAAATAGCATTAAAACAAGTGAATTTGAAGTGGCACGAAAGGAAGCTTTTAGCATCAAAGGCAGTAGCAGTGGAATGAAGTACATAGGAGCAGTTGAGTACAAGGATGGAAATGTAAATAAATTTTTTAAAGATGAAAACGGAGACTACTGGTTCGAAAGTTGGCGAAGAGTAAATGACAAGCTGATAACCGAAGAGGAATATATCTTTGGAAAGAAAATAAAGTCATTTAGGAAAAGAGCAGCCTATTACTAAAATAAAAATAAGTCGGGAGGGGAGACACGATGAAAAAGCTTATAAATTCTATAAAAGTTGTAAGAATAAATATTTGCGTCAAATTGCATATGAACGGATTTACAACGCTTGCATATTTTGTAGACAAAGAGACATGTACCTATCTGGATTATATGAAAAGAGTAGCAAGGATAGTGAAAGAGCATTGTATTAATGAATCTGATGATTAAATCAGGCTTTACATGGTAGAAAGCAGGTGCTTTATGGCTAGGGGTAATTTTAGAATCAGTGATAGAATTTGTTTACACTGCGGATTTGATGCAATGAGCGATAATAAAATGCACTTGCCGTATATGTATGGAAAAGGTGCTAATAAAGCGTACCTATGTAAAAAATGTGCAAATATATCAAAAAACGTTGCTATTAAGAATAATCCGCATACAGACTATTTAATATACTAAATTAGGCTTTAAGGAGGGTAAAGCGATGTACAAGTTATTACTGGAAAGTAAATCAGAACACTTTGGAGCAGTAATCAATACAAGTGAAATGGGACTAGGTGTTCTAATTACAAAATCTTGCTCAGGATGGGCAGTAGATATTTCGCTACTGGTATTACATATTTATTTTGTCAGTTAAAAGGAGGACAAGCATATGCATGAAATAGGAACGAAGAGACAGAAAAAGAACCTGCAAAAGCAGCAACTTTTGCAAGTTCAAACAACTAAAATATAACAATATAAAAATAACATATTTACATAATTTTTTCAAGGGGGATTAGTTTAAAAGACTAATCCCTTAAAAATAAAAGCACTCATGACTACTGCAAATAATCATGAGCACAAATGCCATAAGACAATAAAACTATATTAATAATTATATCAAAAGTATGGCAGAAAGTCAATAAAATCAAGGGTTTTCATGCCCTTTGAGTAACATTCTAAGTATATTAAAGTTAGAGGTGGACAATGGCATACTGGAAAGATACATGGTCGTTTCCTAATTCAATTGAGTATGAATATAAGTTCGCAGGGAATTACGGAGCAAAGGGAGAAAAAAGAGGAGAAAGAAAAAAGGCGACTCCGGAACAAATCAAAAAGCAGAATCAATTGAACAAAGAAAAACGTATGAGAAGAGTAATCAAAGCCAATTTCTTATCGGAAGACTACTGGATTACATTAAAGTATCCAGAGGGAACGAGAAAGAAAGTGGAGGAAGTGAAAAAGGAACTCAAAAAGTTCCTTGATGATATGAGGAAAGCATATAAGAAACGAAGTGAAATATTCAAATTCATATATCGGATGGAGATAGGAGAGTTTGGTGGAATCCATATTCATATTTTACTAAACCGAATACAGGGAAAGCCACATACAGATTTATTGATCAAGGAGCTGTGGCCTCATGGGACAATTAATTATCAAACCTTATATGAATATGGTGGATATAAAAAACTAGCAAATTATATCGTGAAGCCTCCAGATGAAGAGGTATATGAACAACTTAGTCTATTCGAGGAAGAGGAACAAAAGCAATTCATAAGATATTCTTCTTCGAGGAATTTAATCCGGCCAGAACCAGAACGAAAGGTATACCGAAGATGGACGGTAAAACAACTAATCGAAGATGGACCAAAACCAATCAAAGGTTTTTACATAGACAAAGATTCAATCATAGTCGGAGTCAATAAGTATACCGGAATGTCGTACCTACAATACACCGAATGCCGCATCAATGAAATCAAAGATCGAGAAGAATACGAGAAATTAAAACAGGAAGGAGTGGGATAACTTGTTTGACGTAAATATTTACATAGAGACAACCATCAAAAGCGCCAACGTGGGTGCCGGATACTACGGCTATGTAGTTGAGTATATGCTCCAAAAGAAGCAAGAACCGATCACCAGAGTAGAGATAGAAAAGGAAGTTAATATTACGGCAAATCAACTTTATCTTATGGCATGTTATAGAGCTTTAGAGATACTAGAAAAACCTTGTGACATTATCATTTATACTGATTCGGCTTACCTACAAAACGGCATCAATACATGGATGCACCAATGGTATCAAGCAGACTGGATTGGTGCAAAAGGAGAACACATCAAAAATTTAGATCTATGGAAACCGTTGCATGAAATAGCAAGTAAACATTTAATCAAAGTAGAAAATGTCAAAGCCCATAACTACTCTGCTTGGCTCCTTGATGAGATAAGAAAAAAGGAGGCAGAAAATTGAAGCAAACAGAGCTTAAAAGAAAGACTCCTTTAAGAGCAAAAACTCCACTTCGGGCACGTACAAGCTTAAAACCTAAATGCGTACCAAAACAGAGTAAAAGTCGCAAATGCCGATCAAAAAAGAAGAGAATCAAAAAGACGGAAAGCATGATGCATCAAAAAGATGGGACATGTTATCTATGTATGCTCCTACATAGTAATTATGCCATTTACGCATATACAGAAGAGCATCACATCTTTTTTGGAACGGCAAAACGAAGATTGTCTGAAGAACATAGATTGAAAGTATATCTTTGCATGGCACATCACAGGGGCGATGCAAATGGAAATAGACAAGCCGTCCATCATAACCAAGATATTAATTTATTGCTCCGGGCAGCAGGACAAAGAGAATTTGAGAAGACACATACCAGGGAAGAATTTATAGAAATATTTCAAGAGAATCATCTAATCAAGGATAAGAAAGGGGAATTTAGATGTTTGATCAATTTGGAGAATTTGATTCCGTAGAGGAATTAAACCTTGCGGCAGCAGGGCTGTTAAAAGAGGGGGATACGAAGTCTTTAAAGGCTTTGGCAAGAGAAAACGGAATCGAGGAAGAGGACGTAAATGATTATATAGCAGGCATGACAAAGGAGTTGGTCACTCTCTATTCAGCCGCTTATGGGAGACTTTTGATTGAAGAGGAAAAAGTCATCAATAAAAAAAAGAATGTAATGGAAAAGATGCCATTACAATTGATTCTTACTATGTTACGAGGCATGTGCACCAGTGAAGAGTTAGCAAGGGCAGTGATGAAGAAAGGAAAATGTATTTCTAATATCTATCAGTGCATAAGAAGTGAAGCAGAAAAACATAAATCGGGAAATATGGGTATGGCCTGCGGTACCGATAGAGAATTGTGTGAAATGATAAGAACTTATTACATGGAAAGCGATCAAGTATTCAAAGAAAAAGTCGCTGCAATTTATAAATAGGGGGTACGCTTATGAAGAAAAGTAGTTTATTGCAGATTCCAGTAACTGCCTTATCCAGTGAGACAGATTTTCAAAGTACGAGCAAAGAAACGTGGCTGCTCATCGAAGCACAGTGTGTAACGATAGAGGGAAATAAGGTATTGGCACTTGATATTTATGAAAAGGATAAGAGTCTCTTATGCAGACATTTTGTAAGCGAAGAGGCAGGGGCTTATTTTACGATTTTTAAAAAGAAAACTGATTTTTTGTATCAAAAAACTTACCGAAAAGACCAATGGAGCACCCAACAATACGAGACAATCTTAAACAGAGGTGATACTTATTTTTGTTGTTCCGGCAATAAGGCTCAATATTCAAAAAAAGCAGATAAGGCAATCAAGAACTTTAAAAAGAAAAAATTGTACATCAATCAGTCTTCCACATATGCCATCACAGAAATAGAAAGAGATATAGCAAGTGAGAAGAGATTGCAAGCAAAAGAAAGAAAAGCGGAGCGTATTGCAAGACTGATGGAACAGGTGACACCGCTAGATTCTCCATTTTATGATTGGATCAAAGAGAAAGTAGTTCCCAACCGCTATATTTTTGCAGAAACAAGACCGTTAAAAAGAGGATACCGCTGTCGCTGTGTTGCATGTGGAAACACCTATTTTTCAAAGGAAAAGCCAAAGCATAACACAGCCATGGAGTGTAAAAAATGCTATATGGTTGCATTGGTTAAAACCAGAGTGAATTGCATCACAGAGAAAAAGAATATTCTAGTGGCTCAGCCGTATGATGAAACAACATGGGTAGTTAGACACTTTCGGTTAGATGTCCACCAATATATTGCATTCAAAAAGCCAGTTATGACATTACTTGTATACGAAAGAGTCAGGATGTTTCTTTCACCAAATAAACAAGCAAAGATTTATTACGGAATTTATTGTAATGCGGATGAAACAAAGCAAACATGGGGAACGCAAAAAGGAGGTATTTTAATTGATAAAAGTTTCATGATGTATCCAAATCGAATAGCAGAAATTACCACGAAGCAAGCAAAAATAAATATGATTCGAACTCTCCAATACGCATCCAACCAAAATATAGAAATGGATTATAACGAATTAATCAGAAGATGGGAGTATATGCCATACATAGAATACTTGATAAAAGGAAGATACTTTCGACTGGCAAACGAAGTATTTACTTGGGGGAATAGAGATTATATTGATATAAATGCAGAACATTTAAACAACTTATTAAAACTGGATTTCCAAAGAGCAAGCAGATTACGAGAGATAGATGGTGGCATAGAAGCCTTAAAGCTTTTACAGGAAGAAAAGGAATCAGGGAAAAAAGTATCACAAGACAACCTCCTCTTCGTGAATGAAAACAAAGTGAATATCGAATTATTGGAGCAGGAACAAACAAAGCTTAGTAGCAATCAAGCTCTAAATTACGCGAAGCGACAGCTTGAAAAAAATAAGATGGCCGTTAGCACTTTCTTAACTTACTATAAAGATTATTTAAGTATGGCAGCAGAACAAGGCATGGATTTAACAGACGATATCGTGAGAAGAAATCCAAGAATGATTGAATTTCATAATCGTTATCTGGAAGAGAAGAACCGTGAAGCAGATGAAAAGAGAAAAACCAGTATGAGAAAAAAATTCTCTAATATTGAAAAAGACTATGTAAGCAACTGTAAGCGGTTTGCATGGGAAAACGACGATTATCAAATCATGGTACCAAGAAATGCAGGAGAAATTATAGAAGAGGGAAGACAGCAGCATCATTGTGTGGGTGCTTCAGATATTTATATGGATCGCATGAATCGAGGTGAGAGTTATATCTTATTCCTTAGAAGAAAAGAATCACCCAATTTGCCCTATTATACGCTTGAAGTGAAGAAAGACAAGATACTTCAAAAATACGCTGCCTATGACCGTCAACCAGACATCAAAGAAGTAAACAAAGTATTGGCCGAGTGGAGCCTTGAAGTAAAGAAACGAGAAAAGAAAACAAAGGTTCAAGTAATGACACAGCAACCATCACAGCCAGTCAGACTTTTGGTGGCAGCAGGACAATAAGAAAGAGAGGATAATAATATGGGACAAAAGAAACAGATAGAACAAACAGCGGTCACTTCATACAAGGTATTTAAGCAAACCTTTGACACAGAGCTAAAAAAGACGGCAGAGGGATTTGTTAAAATAGGATATCTATTGAAAGTTGCAAGAGATACAGAGGTTTTAAAAGAATCAGGATATCAGACGGTAACTGAGTTTGCGGCAGCAGAATATGGATTGACCAAAGATGTTGTATCCAGATATATTGCAATCAATGATCGATACAGTGAAAATGGATATTCCGAACACCTGCAAAATAAATATTTGGAATATGGAGTGGCAAAGCTTGCCGAAATGCTTACCTTGCCAGACAGTATCGTTGAATCGTTATCACCGCAGCTTACAAGAACAGAGATACAGGAAATTAAAAAGGAAGTTAAGGAAGAGGAGCAGATCTCAGACATTGAGGTTATGCTAGAGCCAAGAGCAGACTACCAGAACACGAATGATTTATTAGAAAAAGCCATGTACCAATATTGTCATGATGAACGAATCATCTACCTTTCTCTGTCAAAAGCGCTAAATCAGGAGGGAGAAATCATTGAAAATCTTCTTGATGTGCTGGCTCCATCTGGATTTGATGTCAAAATGATTCGGGTACCTGGTACAGGAAAGCTTATGCTTTCCATTGGTCAAGAAAACGGCATAGAAGTATTGAACATTCGAACGAATGAAAAAGCTTCTTACGAGTGGCAGCAGTTTATTTTATTTCTAAAGACCTTTTGTCCAGATTTCCAAAATGCAAAGGCACACTGGGAAAATATCTATGGGGAAACGTTTGAGGAACAGAAAGAAGAAATACCAGAGCCAAAGAAAGCTATGGATAAACAAACTTCTACTACAAAGGAAGTGACAGCAGTTACGCCAACAGTAGGTACCGTTCATGAAACAGGAAAGGGCAAATTAGTAACAGATACCCTTGGACCAATCACGCAAACCATAGAAAATGATACACAATTACAAGAAAACAATACGGAAAATACCAAAGTTGCACCAGTGCAACCAGAGGAGCAGTTACCAGGGCAGAAGAACATTGAAGACTATCCACAATATCTGCCAGACTCACAAGCCAAAGAAAAAGAAGAATTTGAGGAAAAGGAAAAACCAGTACCAAAAGAGATTCCACAAAATGCTCCTGACACAGTAATAAAGCCAAAGCTTTATAAAAAAGGTGAACCACGAGAAGCCATTACACACTATATCAAATGCAGTGCTATGTTTTTTGAGGACGCGGCAGCAGGGCGAAAGAACTTTGAACTTAGAATCAATGACCGTGATTACCGAGTCGGAGATATTTTACATATGACAGAACATAAAGACGGTCATAACACAGGAAGATTTATAGAGCAGGAAATCATCTATATGCTAGAAGAATTCAACGGATTAAAAGAGGATTATTGCATCTTAGGTACAAAGTCAATAACAGGAATAGAGCAAGAATAATAGTTTGCCGCAGGCAGCAGGAAGTAATATGAAGAATAGATAATACAAAGAGGGTTAAGTATACTGAGAAATTATTTTTGATAAAAAATAGTTATTAATTAAAAGAAGGTGAAAAGTTGGAATTAACAAATTAGGCTTTATTGAACTATTTTTTTGTTTTTTTAACCTAACAATCATATTATTTACGAGCTCAATAATAAATGAGGAGGTAAACGATATGTCAAGTCAGATAATAGTAAACATAATGGTAAATATAATATGTAGAATAGTTATAAATATCATAAATAAAAAATATTTTAGCTAAATAAATGGTATGAGTAAGAGGTTTGTCCGGACAACAAAAGAGCTCTTTACTCTAAGCCAAAGAATGAAAATATTAGTAGCAAGAAATTTATTTAAAAGGAGGAAAACATGGGTAAAACAAAAATAATTAAAAAATCAAGCATAGAAGTGGATGAAGATTTTGTGACAATAAAATTAGCAAATAGTGATCTTGCATATTTGCTAAAAAATAGTCCTAACAATTTTTCAGAAGCGCATGTTAAAAGAGGACAATATACGGAATTTGCGGAATATGTTGCAAATGCATTTGAAAATTGGGAAGATGCCGACACGGGAGAAAGTCCTCTATTGGCAGCATTGGAACAAATATTTGAAAGTGCTACAGACGATTCTATTGATTGCATTAAGCAAAATGAAGAATGGTAATTAGGATTTTTGAAAGGGGTAATTATGGAAGTAAAAAAAATAGAGCCTAGAGTAATTACATGTGCCTATGGGCAAAATTCATCTTTGATTGTGATAGTGGGCAGATGAATATTAATAGCGATGCAGGTGATTATTCTTACAGGTGGGGTATAACGAAAACGAAGATTTTATGCATCTAATGTCAAGAATAAACAAGGATTATCTGCTAAACAAAATTTCAAATCGTTCAGTCTTTTACTTAGAAGAGAGTAGAAAAGAAACAATTAAAACTGTAAAAAAATATGGAATACCTTTATTTGAAATTAAAAGTGGAAAACATATGTCAAAAATTATAAAGGAAATAAAAGACATTGAGTATGGATGTAGTGAAGAATATTTTTTAAGAAAAGTAGAATCTATTGTTCCTAATATTGATTTTGAGAGTATTGAAATCATAAAAGAATATCCCAGTGGGTCGGTTGTTATTGCTGACATATTCGAAAAGTATATTCAACCGAAAATCAAAGAAGAATATAAGTAATTAGGCATTAGGAGGAATCAAAGTGAAAAAGCAATTAAGGATAGAGTACAAAGATGGTGGAGAAGTAAAATTAACAAATTCTAAAGCTACTAATACATCAATTTTTGTTAATTACTTGAAGCAAATACCCGTGACGAGCATATTAAATGCAAGTGTTTATACATATCCATTAAGTGAAAATAAGCCACTAGTGCTCGTAGAAAATGGAGTGCCAAGAAACGATAATGTTTATGCATTAGTCAATAATGCAAATTAATTTTTAATTAAGTAATTGTACATTGACAACTGAATACGGTATGTTTATATTACTTTTTGTTTAAAAATAAATATTGCTTGTATAACATTAGCTATTGTTGTATAATTCTATGTGTCTATAAAGCTAGATAAATAAAGCACATAGAAAGGTAATATCATGAAAAAATATTAAAAAAAATCACAAGTATTTCACTAGCAATTTGTTTATCCTTTTCTGTTGGATTAACATCACAAGCAAGTAGCAATGTAACTAGTAATAACAATTATTCTTTAATCAATGAGCAACTTAATGGAAAGAGTCAAATTGACTATCCATCAAATAAAAACGTTGTTTTAAACATTGCAAAAAAAGCAATAAATTTTATACTAAAACATAAAAAATTGTCTATGGAAGTTGTAGAAAAAGTTTCAGGAAAAACAATTGCTAAAAAATTTGGAACGCATTATCTTTTAGTATGTGATGCATTGGAACCTTTATTGGAGTTATCTGATGTTCCATATCAAATGGTATATGATGCAGTATACAGAACATTAATAAATGCAGATGTATCAAGCAAGGTTGCGGCCAATATAGCATTAGCAATTAAAGAAGGGATAAGTTGGTTTGTATGATGATAAATGAAGGAGATAAACGATTGTACATAGATGCTCTTAATGAAATTGCCGAGCATTTAGGACATAGTATTAAAAACCCAATTTCTATTAGTTTGTTATGTTTAGAATTTGGGATTACTAATGACCAAAAAGGGAAGATATATGTAGCATTTAATCAAATCTTACAGAAATATTCATTCGACGATTTAGAAGTTAAGCTTTTTAAAGATGCTGTTATTGATATTGTGCCAGAAATGGATAAATACGATAACGTTATTAAAGCTTTAATAAAAGCTTTTGCAGAAAATCTAATTTTTGACCTATTGCCATTTGCTAGAACAATGGATGATTAAACTAAATGGATATTGAAACGTTATTATATTTTATTTTATCCGTAATAGGATTTTTTCTTGGAATAATCTTAGTTATAGCAACAATAATTTTTAGAAAACGTATTGAACCATCAGTAATGATAGCTCATATAGCTTTTGGAATAATTATAACTATGTTTTGTGCAGGTCTTATTTTAGTTCTTCTTCCCGTTACTTTTGGATTTACATTACAAGACTAGCATTTTAATAAATATTCTAAGCTGTTTAGTCCTCTTAAAAAACTAAATAAAGTAATATAAAAGTACCGTATTCAGTAAATGAAGCGGTATTTTTTAATACAAAAATTATAACGATAAACTATGCGTTAGCAAAGTAAGAAAAGAGGTGATAAATTGCCAAATAAAAGAAAATTAAAATTAATGAAATACAATATAGATGATGATTTATATCAAGAATTATTTTATTTTTGCAAGCGATATAAGCAAAGAGAAGATGAAATAAATAGCATGTATGGTTTAACAAACATCAATACAGATGGAATGCCAAAAGGAAGTAGCATTGGAAGCCAGACAGAAGCGAAAGCGTTGCGTATATTAAAACTTAGAAGTGAAAATGAATTAATTGAGCAGTCTGCCATTGAAGCAAATCCATATATTTATCAGTACATAATAAAGAATGTCACACAAGGTATATCTTATGATTATATGAAAGTACCATGCGGAAGAAGGCAATTTTATGAGAGTAGGAGAATCTTCTTTAAAATTCTTTCCGAAAAAAGGTAACACAAAGGACGTTATTTTAATTTATTATGATAAAAGGAATTCATGACATCTTTCTTTTAGATAAGAAATTAAGCAAGCATAATACCTCTTTATAATGTGGAATGTCATTATTATTTATAATTCCCTAAAGACACCTTACAGTGATGTGGAATATTTTGTACATTTATTAGTACATTACGAATATAGACATAAAATAGGTATAGAAATCATATGATTATATAATAAGACAACTATAAAAACAAACAATTAAAGGAGGTTTACAATGAAAAAAGTAATAAGCATTTTTATTTGTGCAATGATGGTTTTGATGATGAATCCATTAACATCACACGCTTCGGATAGTATAGGTTTTTCTGGCTCTTATACAGATTCTATTGCGTCTAGTACATTTACTGTTCATGGAAGTAGTATTTATTGTACCTATGATATAACGCCAATTTATGGTGAATATGTGTCTAGTGCAACCGTTGCTTTACAATATTATGATAATGGCAGTTGGAGTGATTTTAAATCACAAGAAGTATATGTAAACTACCCTAGTAGTGGTGGATCAGTAAATTTTGGTGGCCTTATTACGGGTACATTTAGAGTGAAAATTTCATGTAGCCGAGATGTAGAAAGCATGAGTGGAGTAGTTTCATATAATTAAAAATATATTAGAAAAGGCATCCTGATATGCTCCCTTGTTGTAGACAGTTTAAATAATAAAAACTGTTTACTATAAGTAGGAGCATATTTTCTGTTTAATTGACAGGGGGCATTTCAAAAGGGTGCTTTATATGTGTTGATAGTTTATCTGGTTAATTTTTCATACTACAAAATGACGAATGAGAGGTGGTGGATGTGAATACAGTTGAACCAATAAGAGATATGGGAACCGTACTTGATATAGCAGATTATCTCAAACTTAGGAAAACAAGAGATTATGTTATGTTTATGTTTGGAGTATATAGTGGACTTCGAATATCAGATATACTTATGTTCCGGGTGAGAGATGTACGAAATAAAGACTTTATCAGTATAAGAGAAAAAAAGACTGGTAATGAAAAGAAATTCCCAATTAATAAAGATTTAAAAGAGATATTAAATACTTACATTGCACCAAAGAAAGATTTTGAGTATTTATTTAAAACACCCAATCAGCCAAACAAACCAATAACAAGGCAGCAGGCATATAACATATTATCAAATGCAGCCAATCAATTTGGTATAGAAGCAGTGGGAACACATACACTTAGAAAAACCTTTGGATATCATATGTATAAGCAGACAAATGATGCGGCACTGTTAATGGACATCTTTGGTCACTCAGATATCAACTATACACTTAGATATATTGGAATCAATCAGGATTGTAAAAACAAAGCCTACAATGGATTATCTTTTAAAAGATAGTTCTATTTTTTTACAGAAAATTAAGTAAAAAAACGGTAGGCTTTTTTCTTTGTAGTTTCGATTTGTCATATTAATGGATTGTCAAATGGATGCATTCAAAAATCAATGACTTACTATAAGAAGAAATCAAAATGCAAATGATTTGACAAAATAACAGATATGTCAATAGATTTAAAGCCAAATAACACATGATTTTGACATAAAAAGTAGCGAAAATGCCCGAAAATACTAGGTTCTTCCAGAAAATCAACCAATACTGCGGGTCAAATAGACGCAAAATTTTCTTAGATTCAGATAAAAATTATAAAAGGTTGCCGTTACCGAAGGAGGTGATTAACATGCCTGATATAGAAATAGCTTCAACAAAAGAAACAGATATTAGTAGTGTTACAGTTTCGTCTAAAGTATTAGGGCAAATAATTGGAGTATCGGAAAGGCGCATCAGACAATTAGCCGAAGAAAATGTATTAGTAAGAGCTGCAAAAGGAAGATATAAGCTTAACGAGAGTCTTAGAAACTATATTCTAACACTAAAGGTAGCAATTGAATCAAAGGATGCAGATAATCCAGATGGTGAGTTGAATCTTGATGAAGAGAGAGCTTTGCATGAAAGAATCAAAAGACATATTTCAGAATTAAAGCTTCAAACGATGCAAGGCGAATTACATAAATCAGAAGATGTGGAAAGAGTCATGACCGATATGCTTACCTCTGTTAAGACCAAATTGCTGGCTATGCCCACCAAACTTGCACCTATGCTTCTTTCGAGAAGTGAAATTGGATACATCAAAGATTTGATTAATAAAGAAATATTGGAAGCCTTGAATGAATTAAAAGACTATGATCCGGTGGATTTCTATAGTGATGATTATATTAGTGTGAATGGGGAATACGATGGTTAAAAGTACAGTGGAGTATAACACCATACAATTATTTGTTAATATAGCTAAAACATTATCACCACCGCCAATTCTTAAGGTAAGCGAATGGGCAGACCGATACAGAAAATTGTCAGCCGAGTCGTCAGCAGAACCGGGGCAGTGGAATACCAATAGAGCTCCATATCAAAGAGAAATTATGAATGCATTAAATAATGCGGAATGTGAAGAGGTCGTAATCATGAGTTCAGCTCAGGTAGGAAAGACAGAACTGATTCTTAATATTATCGGTTACTATATTGATTATGATCCATCTCCCATGCTATGTATGCAGCCAACATTAGATATGGCACAAACATTTTCGAAAGATAGGTTAGCCCCTATGCTTAGAGATAGTCCAACCCTTAAAGGCAAAGTTAAGGATGTTAAATCAAGGGATAGCGGAAATACGATTTTACATAAGAAATTCCCAGGAGGTCAAATTACTATGGTTGGTGCAAACTCTGCACAAGGTTTGGCATCAAGACCTATCAAGATTGTGCTTATGGATGAAATTGATCGGTATCCGGCATCAGCCGGAACAGAAGGAAATCCGATAAAGCTTGCCGAAAAAAGAACCACTACATTCTGGAATCGTAAAAAGATAAAAGTTTCTACTCCAACCATAAAAGGAATATCAGCAATAGAGAAGGAATACAATACATCTTCAAAAGAGGAATGGAATGTGCCATGTCCTTGCTGTGAAAGATATCAACCTTATCAATGGGGGAGGATTCATTTTGAAGACGTTACAATGGAATGTCAATTCTGCGGTGAAAGGTTTAAGGAAATTGAATGGAAAGAAAATAATGGAAAATTTATTGCACAGAATCCTGACAGAAGGAAAAAAAGAGGGTTTCATTTAAACGAAATGGCATCACCTTGGAAAACATGGGAAGAGATTATAGAAGATTTTAAGGAAGCGAAGAAAGAAATGAAAGAGCATGGTGATGTTGAAAAGATGAAAGTATGGATTAATACATCACTTGGGGAGACATGGGAAGAAAAAGGTGATTCAGCAGATAATGATGTGTTGCTGAGCAGACGAGAAATGTATAAAGCAGATATTCCTGAGGGCGTAGTTTTATTAACTGCTGGTGTAGATGTGCAAGATGATAGATTTGAAATTGAAATAACAGGTTGGGGGAAAGGTTACGAAAGTTGGGGTATCTTATATAAGAAAATGTATGGTGATTTGGAAAAAACTGAAACATGGGACAAGTTGGAAAAATTTTTAGAGACAGAGTTTTATTTTATTAATAAAAATTCTCTATTAATTGCATCCACCTGCATTGATACAGGCGGACATTTTACAACACAGTGTTATAAATGGTTGAAACAAATGGAAAGAAAGCAAAAACGTATCTTTGGAATTAAAGGTATGGGAGGTGCTGGAATACCATTAATTAACAAAATATCATCCAATAATGTTGAAAAAGTAAGAATTCTTATTCTTGGAGTTGATTCAGGAAAAGAAGTGTTAATGACTCGATTAAAGACGGTGGATCAAGGACCAGGTTATTGTCATTTTCCAATTAATGCAGATAGAGGTTACAACGAAACCTATATTAAGGGATTAACTTCGGAACAACGTGTCATTCATTTTAAAGATGGTAGACCGATACTGAAATGGGTTAAAAAGTCAGGAACCAGAAATGAACCTTTGGATTTGCGTAATTATTCTACGGCAGCAGCTGAAATACTAAAACCAGATTTTGAAGTGCTTGAAGCAAAAATAAAATCAGGAATTAATTATATGAAAAAAAGTGATCAGATAATTAAGAAGAAAAAGAAAGGGATAGCAAATGGAGGAATTCAATTATAAAGAGGTGATTATATGACGAATTTAGAGCGCTTACAGGCAAGACTTGATATGTATTATAAAGCGGAAGAAGCCATACTTACAGGTCAGGAATATAGAGTAGGTACAAGAAGTCTGAAAAGAGCAGATTTATCAGAAGTAAGTAAAATGATTACAGAAATTGAGAAGAAAATAGCATATGAAGAAAAGGGAGGAAAAAACAAGTCTGTAAGAGGAGTTCCTCTTGATATTTAATCAAAATAGGAGGATAAAAAGTGATAATAGATAAAGTGATTGAAACATTTAGTCCTAAAGCTGCTCTTGAAAGGGAAGCAAATAGAAAAAGACTTGAAATGTTACGAGACATTTCAATTACAAATTCAGGATATGACGAAAGCGGTGCAAGCAGAACCAAAAATTCAATGAAAGGGTGGAATGCAAATAGTAAATCACCGCAAGAAGATATAGACAAGAATGTTTCCATATTGCGTCAAAGATCTAGAAGTTTATTTACGTCTGCACCAATAGCAGTATCTGCAATTAAGACAAGTCGAACAAATATTGTTGGAACCGGATTAAGGTTGAGAGCTACGGTTGATGCAGATATGCTTGGAATGTCACACGAAAAAGCAACAGAGTGGAATAAGAAAACCCAAAGGGAATTTAAGCTTTGGGCAGATTCAAAATTCTGTGATTCAACACTTCAAAATAATTTTTATGAATTACAACAATTGGTAGAGCTGTCATACTTAATGAATGGTGATGTTGGGGCAATCGTACAATATGATACGAAAAAAAAGCCGTGTATACCATATGGATTAAAGATTCACTTGGTGGAGGCGGATAAAATTTGCACTCCACATTCATACGGATATGTGGACTTAAATGCGAAAGCTTCAAATGGGAATAGGATTTATAACGGAGTTGAAATTGATGATAAAGGTGCAGTGCAAGCCTATTACATTTGCAATGCGTATCCAAATTCTATGACGGAAGCAAATAAAGAATGGAAGAGAGTAAGAGCATTTAATCAAGTCACAGGATTACCAAATGTTTTAATGGTATATGAATCGGAACGCCCAGAACAATACAGAGGAGTTCCTTTTTTGGCTCCGGTGATTGAATCGATTAAACAATTAACTCGGTATAGTGAAGCTGAAATTATGGCAGCGGTTATTAATGGTTTTTTTACTGTATTTATAACCACTGAAAAAAATCCGAGTGAAATGTTGTTTGGAGGTGTTGGTGAAGAATCTCAAGGCGATAATTTGAGCGATGTAGGTGATTATGGCTTGGGTCCGGGAATGATAAATATTCTTGAACCAGGTGAAGATATTAAGATGGCTGATCCATCAAGACCGACTGGAAATTTTGACTCTTTTACTTCGGCATATGCAAAATATATAGGAGCAGCACTTGAACTTCCTTGCGAATTGTTACTAAAAAGTTTTACCAATTCCTATTCTGCTTCAAAAGCTGCACTGGAAGAGGCGTGGAAAGCTTTTAAAATGAAAAGAAGTTGGTTGGCCAACGATTTTTGTCAACCAATTTACGAAATATTTTTACATGAGGCGATAGGAATAGGAAGAATCAAAGCTCCAGGTTTTTTTCTAGATCCGCTTGTTAAAAAAGCATATTGTAAAGCAGAATGGAATGGACCGGCAAAAGGTATGCTTGATCCATTGAAAGAAGTGAATGCAGCAGAAAAAAGAATAAAAATAGGAATATCTACGAGAGAAATAGAAACAATTGAGCAAACAGGTGGAGATTTTGATACGAATATACAGCAGTTGAAGTATGAAAATAAATTAATGAATGAAGTCATTGAAAAAGATGAGATTAAGGAGGCAGATAGTATTGTCGAGTAAAGTATTGGATATAAAAGGAGCAATTGTTTCTAATGATGATAAGTGGATTTATGATTGGCTTGGATATGATGCAGTGTGTCCCAAAGATGTTATAAATTTTATAAGAGGTTTAGATGGAGAGGAGTTAATTATTGAAATCAATTCGGGTGGGGGAGATGTTTTTGCAGCAAGTGAAATGTATGCAGCTATCATTAACTATAAAGGGAAAGTCATTACAAAATGCGTTGGATTAGCCGGAAGTGCGGCTAGTGTTTTACTTACAGCAAGTGAAAATGAAATTGCTCCAACGAGTATGGTTATGATACATAATACGCAAGGAGGCGCAAGAGGAGATTATCATGTACTTGACAAAGGTTCACAGATTTTAAAACAGGCAAATAAAACAATAATGGCAGCCTATAAAATCAAATCACACTTATCTGAAAGTGAGTTAATAGAATTAATGGATAAAGAATCATGGTTGACAGCAGAGGAAGCAGTAAATAATGGTTTTTGTGATAGAATTATGAAAAGTCAAAATTCCAACCATGTTATTAGCGGCACATCTTCAAAAATCAATAATTATAGACCAATTGTACTGAATGCTACAAAAATAATAGATAAGGAAACAATTGAAAAAATGAGAAATACAATAAAAAATAGAACTAGTTTTGAAAATAATGTTCTTCCTGAAGAGTTGCCAAAAGCAGATCAGGAAGAGCATTTTTTAATAAATAATTCAGAGAAAGAAAGGAACAAAATGATGGAAGCGAACACGACAAAAGAAATCACGACCGTTAAGGATTTGCATGCTGCATATCCGGAATTAGTAAAACAACTTACGGCGGAAGCTTCATTAGCGGCACAAATCAATGAAAGAAGCAGAATACAGGAGATTGACAATATAGCAAAAAATTTGCAAGAAGATATCGTCAATGATGCTAAATATATAAATCCTGTTACGGCTGAAACATTAGCATTGCAGGCATTGAAAGCCAATGAAACGATTGGCAATACAGTGCTAAATAATATGATTTCTGATATTGAAGCTAGTGGGGCAAATAATGTGACAGCATCTGCCAATTCAGGATTGCATGATTCTAATGAAGAATTAAAAGCAAAAAGTCAGGAAAAGGTGAAAGGTTTAGCAGCAGCATTTGCAAAAAGAAAATAATAGGAGGATTTAAGATGGGAAGCTTATTCAAAGAGAAAGGCGAATTTGTACCAGATAAGTTAATTGCAAGTAACACATTACCAATCTTTGCAGAGGGTATTTTATTAGCTTCGGGGCAAGGGAAATTAAAGAGAGGTACGCTAATAGGAAAGTCGGATGAAAAAGGGTACATAACAGGTTCCACATTAGAAGAGAACGTTATTGGAGTAACAGGAATATTAACTGATGATATAGACACAGGTACCGAAACAAATTTAGAAGGTGTTGTATCAACAATTTACTTAACAGGAGTGTTTAATCCGGAAGCATTCATAATGGATGAAACAGCATCTTTAGATACGTATAAAGATGCTATGAGAAAACTAGGGATATTTACAAAAAATGTGCAGGAATACGAATAAAGGGAGGAACTAAATAATGCCAGATTACACAACAATAGAAATGATTGAAGCGATCGAATTGACACCACCTGTAAGAACTTTTTTAAGCAGAACATTTTTTCCACAGGAACATACTCATATTGCGGAAAAAGTAGAATTTGATGTTAGAAAGGGTAAAAGAATAATGGCTCCGTTTGTTTCACCAAGAATTGGCGGAAAAGTCATAACTAGACAGGGGTTTAATACAAAAGAATTCTCTACACCTATCATAGCACCGGAACGTGAGATGAGTATAGATGATATTACGAAAAGAGGAATCGGAGAAAATCTATACAGTACAAAAACTCCGGAAGAAAGAGAAAATACGCTGTTAGCCAGAGATTATCAGGACTTAGATGAATCAATACAAAGAAGAATAGAATGGATGGCGAGAAGTATTTTATTTACAGGAAAGCTTGACATTGTAGATGAAGAAAATGGAGTTGATGTTCAGGTTGATTATGGATTTGATAATATTTATGTTATGTCATCTTCTCAATATTGGAGCGTGGGCACTGTTAATCCAATGCCTATACTAAAAAAGATTAGACGACAAATTATTAAGGAGAGTGGAGCTGCTCCTAATATTCTTATTATGGGATCAGTTGTGATTGACGATTTTCTTGAAAATTCATTTATTAAAGAGGCTATCAATAAATTGAACTTGAAGAACATTACAATAGAGCCAAGAGTAATAGATTCAGCTTTAACGTTTTATGGAAGAATTGCAGAGCTAGACTTAGATATTTATTCTTACGATGAATATTTTATTGATGATAACAAGGAAGAAAATGGAATTATCCCGGCAAATGCGTGTCTTATGGCTAACTCTAATGGAATTGGTAGTATTGAGTATGGATTAATTACACAGTATGAAAAAGATGAAAAAGCACATTCCTATGAAGCAAAAAAAGTTCCTAAAGTCTATGTAGACCATGAAGTAAAGAAATTAAGAATCACTTCAAGACCATTGCCAAGACCGATAAATGTAGAATCGTGGGCTGTTATCTATCCAAATGGAGAGGGAGAGGAGGAATAATTTATGTCAGTAATTGCAAAAGCTCAAATCGTCACTGATAAAAAAATATTAAAACGTGGGGATAATTTACATGACTTATCAACAAATGAGAAAAGAATTCTAATCAATCAAGGTTTCGCTTATTCGGATGAAGAATTTGATTCCATAATTGAAGATGGATTGGATGTTAATGAATCATTTATTTTATCAGAGGCAGAATTAAAGAAGATGAAAAAGAAAGCAGATATTGTAGAGTATGGTAAAAACTTTGGGCTTGAATTGTCAGAGGATTTGAGTAAAGAGGAATTGATTTTGGCAGTACTAAATTTTGTTGAGGAGAATGCAGCAGAATAAGATTGGAAGTGATTAAATGAAAAGTTTTAAAGAGCAAGTAAATGCCGACATAGTGGGAACTTTTATGAACCTTGAAGAGTTTGGTACAACTCATATTTTAGATGAGAAAGAAGTTACGTTGATCATTGATGATAATGAGCTGATTGAGCGTGGTAAGAATTCGGAAAATTATGATGGTCTTTATAAAAAGCAAGTTCTGATTTATGTAAGTGCTAAAGATTATGGAACATTGCCTCGAATCAATAAACCAATATGCTTAGACGGAAAAAATTATTTAGTAAAAAGTGCAATCGATGAAGATGGTATTTATTCAATACAAATGGAGGCTAATAGAGCTTGATAGAGGTAATTGTTGACGAAAAAATTATTAAAGAATTAGAAGCAAATCTCGGACAATCAAAAAAGATGCCTAATGCATTGAAAAAAGCAATTAATGAAACGGCGAAACAGGCGCAAAGAGATGCTGCTGATGCGGTAAGAATAAAATATGCAGTTAAAATTAGCGGTTTTAGTAAAGCTATGCCTGTAAAGTCAGCAACTATATCCAGATTAGAGGCGGTTATAAGTTCAACCGGAGAAGCAAATCCTTTATCCAGATTTAAAGTTAGAAAAAATAATGCAGAAAGCTCAGCATATGCCAAAGTATTAAATAGTAGCTCACTAGGAGATTTAACATTAAAAAATTCTAGTGATGCAGGTACTGATTTAAAAGCCTTTGTTCAAAAGTTACCAAATGGGCATATTGGTGTTTTTAGAAGATTAACTTCAAGTGAGCGAAAAAATCAACAGACATATTTTGATGAAAGAGGTAAAAAGAAAACTAGTCGAAAAAATGCAATGAGGCAGCTTTATACGGTATCTATTCCTCAAATGTTAGGCAATGAAAAAAGTATTTATGGTATCGTCGAGCCAAATATTCAAATGAATTTACAAACCAATATTAATAGGCATATGGAAGAAATGATGAAAGGGTAAATAACATGACACCTTATATTTTGCAAGAGGAGCTTGCGCAAGAAATAGAGCTAATTTGTGCACACCAAGAGTTTACAGATGTGAATGGTAAAAAGGCAAAACTAAAAGCATTTAAACAATTTTTGCCATTTCATGCCGATGACGAGGAGGTCGAACCATATCCACATGCTATTGTAAGACTTGATAACGGTAAAACCAGCAAATCAATTGAAGAAAACAAAGTTAATGTAATACTTCTATTTGGGGTTTGCGATAAAAGCTATGAAGCAAAAGGTTATAAAAGCATACTGAATATCATCTATGATATTCATGAAAGATTTGTAAAAAATCCAGTTTTAAACAACAAATTTATTGCGGATGATGAAATAATTTGGTCGTTGCAAGATAATGAAATTGAGGAGACATATCCATATTTTTTTGGAGGCATGACAATGACATTTACAATACCAGCGTTTCGAAGAGAAGGGAGCATATATACGTGAGTAAGAAAACAACAAGTGGAACAGATAATGAAGTTTCTGTGTTAGAAGAAACTGTTAAACAAAAAATGACAGCCGTTTCAGCTATTAAAAAGATAGAGGGAACGGTTGTTTATATTGGACCTACTATTGAAAATATAGTTACCCAAAATATTGTTTTTAACAATGGGATACCACAATATTTAAGAGAAGAAATGCTAAAGCAGCCCTTAATTAGCAACTTGATTGTACCGATTGGGCAGCTTGCAGGTGCTAGAAGTGAGTTAAGAAATCCCCAAAGCACCTTAAGCATTGTATACAATAAAATTAAAACAAAATAGGAGGAACAGAGAATGGCAACTACTTACAAACATGGGATTCGAGTACAAGAAAATCCCACAAGCTTCCCATCACCTGTGAAAGGTTCGGCAGGGCTGCAAGTCATATTCGGAACAGCACCAATTAATCTTGCGGATGATCCCTATAGCACCGCGAATCAACTTTTTTTAGTCAATAGCTTCGAAGAGGCGCAGACTTATTTGGGGTATAGTTCAGATTATGAAAGTTATTCATTATGCCAAAGCATGGATGCATCATTTAAAATCTTTAATATAGCACCGATTATTTTATGCAATGTACTGGATCCGGCAAAGCATAAAAAGTCAAATGCAGCAGTTGATTATTCTGTTATGAATGGTCAGGCACTCATTAATATCAAGGGAATTTTACTTGATACGGTAGTAGTAAAAAGTGAAAACAGTACATTATATAACAATGTTGATTATGTTCTTTCCTTTGATGATGACGGATATGTAGTAGTGTCATTGCTTGCAGCCGGTTCTGCATCAGCAGCAGTGACACTCACAATTAACAGTACAAGTATTGATCCTACAATGGTAACGAGTGCTGATATAATTGGTGGATATGATGCTGAGACAGGAAAGGAAACCGGAATAGAATTAGTAAGAAAGGTGTATCCAAGATTCAATTTAGTACCGGGATTACTTTTAGCACCGGGATGGAGTCATATTACAGAAATTGGAGCAGCATTAGATGCAAAGTGTGAAGCAATCAATGAAGTCTATAATTGCGAAAATATCCTTGATATAGACACAACAACAGCAAAAAAATATACAGATGTTGCAGAGTGCAAATTATCGAATGGATACACCAGTAAGCATTCAATTGTACTCTGGCCAATGATTTCTGTTAATGGTGTAATGTTCTACTATTCAGCTATTTACGGAGCGTTAGTAGCCTATACTGATGCAACGAATGATGATGTGCCAAGTCTTTCCCCATCGAATAAAATTTTAGGAGCGACTGGAACCGTTCTAAAAGATGGAACAGAGGTAGACCTAGATCAGGCACAGGCAAATGTACTTAACAGCAAAGGAATAGTGACTGCAATTAATGATTCAGGGTGGCGCTCTTGGGGAAATAACATGGCATGCTATCCTGACAACACGGATCCAAAAGATAGATGGATCTGTTGCAGAAGATTTTTTACGTGGTGGGGAAATACTTTTATTTTAAGCTATAAAGAAAAAGTAGATAATCTATTAAATTATGCACTTGTTGAGTCGATTGTAGATGCAGAAAATATCAGAGGTAACAGTTACGTTTCACAGGGAAAATGTGCCGGAGCCAAGATGCAGTTTAACCTTGAAGATAACCCAAGTGATCAGATTCTGGAAGGAAAAATACAATTTAAGCAATGGTTGGCACCATATACACCTGCAGAGGATATTCTAAATATATTAGAATTTGATCCAACCATGATTGAAACGGCATTAGGGGGTGAATAAAAATGATTCCAGAAGTAGTATATGCATTTAATGTATATAAGTCAGGAAATAAATTAATCGGATTAAGCGGAGGTGTTACATTACCGGACTTTGAAGCCATGACAGACAGCATTAGTGGCGCAGGATTATTAGGGGAATTTGACACTACTATTTTAGGTATGTTCGGAAGCTTGGAGCAGGAAATACCGTTTCGGGCTTTGGATGAAGACATATTCTCATTCATGGATCCAACGGAAATGGTTGATTTAAATTTAAGATCAACAAGACAGATGCTTGACGAGAAGACAACAGCAGTGGATTTTTCCAATATGAGAATTGCAATGAGAGGAAAACTTAAAAAATTCAAGCCGGGAAAAGTGGAACAGGCAACACAAATGGACTGCTCCGTAACTTTAGAAATTCTCTATTTTCTAATTGAAATAAATGGTGAGAGTAAATTTGAGTTAGACAAGCTGAATTTTATTTACAAAGTAAATGGTAAAGATATCTTAGAGAAAGTGAGGAAATACATATAATGGAGAAAAATAAGACAGAAGTAGTAGCAGTACTTGATGAAAACAGTGAGGTTATTGAAAATGAAAGGATTGTTCAATTTAGCAGGCCTTATTCCTTTGAGGGAAAAGAATACGAAGAAATTGATCTGACCGGATTAGACAACTTAACTGCGTCTGACATGATAGCGGCACAAAAAGTATTAGAGCGTTCCGGCTCGTTTTCTGTTATGCCGGAAATGAGCTTAGAATATGCTTGTATCATTGCGGCCTCTGCAACGAGTCAGCCAGTGGAATTTTTTAAAGGATTAAGTCCAAAGGATGCAATTAAGATCAAGAACAGAGTAACAGGTTTTTTTTACGGAGCGGATTAAATCCTAAGGATGGAAAAGAGCTTAGAAAAATTATAATCAGATTATCAATACGTCTACAGACAGGAATAGATTACTTATCTAACCTGTCTGTTTTTGAGTTAAAAGAAATTGTAAAAGAGGTGAGTGAGATTGGCAAAGAACAAAGAGTACGAAATGGCAATAAAAATCGCAGGAGAAATTGAAAATTCATTTTATAATAGCACTAAGCTTACAAAAAAGGAACTTCAAGCAATTGCCAAGACCGCCGCTTCCACTTCTTCAACGGTAGATAAGTCATTTAGAACAGGATTTGACAGTGTCGGAACAGGTTTTGATAAAATTGAAAACTTAGCCAAAAAAGCCTTTCAGGTTACTGCAAAAGTTGCAATGGTTGCAGCATCAGCAGTGACAGCAGTTGCAGCAGGAGCGATTCAAGTAGGAACAGCATTTGAAGAACAAATGTCTACCGTAAAAGCGTTATCAGGAGCTACAGACACAGAATTTAATTCTTTAAATGAAAAAGCAAAGGAGCTTGGTGAAAATACGAAATTCAGTGCAACAGAAGTAGGACAGGCAATGGAATACATGGCAATGGCAGGATGGAAAACTTCTGATATGCTGGGAGGATTAGAGGGAATTCTCAATCTAGCGGCAGCCAGTGGAGAAGATTTAGGGTCTGTTTCTGATATCGTAACGGATGCATTAACGGCCTTTGGATTAAAAACATCCGATTCAGCACACTTTGCAGATGTCCTTGCTGCCGCTGCGACTAATTCAAACACCAATGTAGGGATGATGGGAGAAACCTTTTCTTATGCAGCTCCTTTGGCAGGAGCATTGGGATACAGTATTGAAGATACGGCAATCGCAATAGGACTTATGGCCAATTCAGGAATAAAGGCAAGTGCAGCAGGTACCAACTTAAGGAAAATATTTGCAGAAACAACAAACGGTGCAAAAATAAGTGCAGCAGCATTTGGAAATATGACGATAGCAACAACGAATACTGATGGTAGTATGAGGGATTTAAAGAGTATTATATCAGACTTAAGAGGGTCGTTCTCACAAATGACAGAAAGCGAAAAAGCGATCAATGCAGAGTCAATTGCAGGTAAAACGGCAATGAGTGGATTACTTGCCATTGTGAATGCATCGGAAAGTGATTACGATAAATTGACAGAAGCAATTTACAACTGTCAAGGTGCTGCTGAACAAATGGCAGAAGTAAGAATAGATAATCTGAATGGAGATGTAACCTTATTAAAAAGTGGAATGGAAGGTCTAGGAATTGAAATTTATGAACAAATGAATACTCCACTTCGGGACAGTGTACAAGGTGTTACTGAATTTGTTGGAGCACTCAACAGCAAGCTAAAAAGTACCAATATTATTTCTAACATTGCAACAACAATAAAAAATAATATTCCTACTATAAAAAGAGAGCTTATGGATACAGGTAAAGCAATATATGAGTTTTCAGAGCCTTTTATCAATGTAGCTAAATTTATTCTAAAAAACCCGGATGTAATCGTTTCTACATTAGTAGGTATTGGGTCAGCACTTATGTCTTATAAAGTAGCAAAGGGTATTTTGGGCTTAGTTGATTCTTTTAAAGCCTTGGGCTTAGTATTGACAAATCCTTTTGCAGCAGCTATTACAGCAGTAGCGTTAGCCATAGGGGGAGCAGCAGGTATTATCACTCATATTAAAAAAGCGAATCGGGAAATGAAAAAGCAAAATCTTGCAGAACATTTTGGCGATATTGCACTTTCCATTGAAGATTTACAAGAGGCAGCTAAAAATATTATTAAGACGGATGCAATAGAGCAGGTAAGCAATGCGATTAGTGCGTTTGATGATGTAGAGTCTATTGTTAATTCAATGAAAAATTCCGTTAGTTCATTGAGTAAGATGAATTGGAAAGTTTCAATGGGAATGGAATTAACAAAGAATGAAAAGAATGATTATTTAAGTAATATTGAAAGCTTTATGCAAGATGCACAAGCAGCACTGGAACAAAAACAATATGCATTAAATTTGTCTCTGAATATATTGACCGATGATGATGCAAAAGGGCAAGGAATCAGAGATCAGTTCAATACATTCTATTCCAATTCTAATGAAGAGCTAACGAGCCTTGGAGCGCAGTTAAGCGAAACTGTAAATAAAGCCTTCGAGGATGATTTGCTAACCATTGATGAAGCGAAAGAAATCGCTGAATTGCAAAGGCAAATTTCCAGTATTACTGAAAAATTAGCAAGCAGTGAATTTGATGCCAATATGGAAGTATTGGGAATGAAGTATGCAGGTGGTGAATTAGATGCAGAATCCTTTCAAAATTTACAAGGCGAATTGCAGGAGCAGGTTAGTGCTGCAACCGCTGATTTGGATGAAGCATTGAAAAAAGCAATTGCAAGTGCCAAGGTTCAATTATCAGATGGTGAAATTGATTCAAAACAGTATGAAACTATGGTAAGTGAATTCAAAGAAAATTATTTGGAACAGGTTGGTACAATTGAACTGAAAGCATCCAATTTTCAGACGGACACGATTATGCAGCAGTATGCAGAAGAGCTATCAACCGCTATGCCTGAATTTAATGAGAAGATTAATGATGCTTTTAATTTAATGATGGACAATTATGAAAATACGGGAGATATGACATATGCCTTTGAAACATTAAAAATGAATCTATCCAATATAGATATCGATTCTACTACTAAAGCGGCATTGGGCGATTTATATAAGCAACTACAACCAAGTACTGAAAATTTCGAAAACTTAAAAAATAAGTATGCTGAGTATGGAATGGTTATACCGCAATCGATATCGGAGGGGATCAATAACGTTGAGATCATTGGTGCTTTATCAGGGAATATGGACTCGATACTCCATTGTGCTAGTGAAAATTTGATCAATAATAGTGAATATTCATCAATACTTACCAAACTTGAAGAACAAGGTGAAAAAATTCCAGAAGTTCTTTCAAATGCTATGACAGAGAATCGAGAAGTTATAAATCAAAAGAGTAACGTATTATATAATAATGTAGGCCAAGACCTTCAGACACAATTTAATGCAGGCTTTGATATTAGTGTACCTGTAAACTTAAATTATGCAACTTTACATAATGCCAATGCAGTTAGCAATTCTTCATTAAAGGGGATACCGGGTTACGCCAATGGGGGAATTATAACTCAGCCAACACTAGCGACTTTTGCGGAGAAAACAGCAGAGGCAGCAATTCCTCTTGACGGTTCACAAAAATCAATTAGTTTATGGAAAACAGCAGGTGAGATGCTTGGAGTATATAGCGATTATAATGCACTAAGTAAGGAGGACAGTTTTTCTTCTCTGTCTGATGGGTTAGAAGCTGCGGAGACAACCAATTACAATTCGCAAAGCGGTGCTCACATTACATATAGTCCTACACTTCAATTTTATGGAGGTACACCTAACAAACAGGATATTGTAGAGGCAGGTAAAATGAGTCAGGATGAATTTAATTTAATGATGCAGAGGTATGAGAAAGATATAGGCAGGTTGTGCTTTACTTAATTTATATCTTTGTTGACATTAGTAATAAGGCATCATATAATAAAACTATAAATATAGACAAAAAGGAGAGGAGCGAAAATATACTATATTCAATATCATAATATTACAATAAAATCTGTTATAGTTTTTAATGAAAGGGGAGAGACAATTATGAAAAAATATCTTAAAAATTTATTGTCATTTTCAATGTTTTGTTTTTTTATTTTAACTTTATTATTACAAAATAAAACAGTTAATGCAGCAACTAGTTTTACTTTTGTTGATAGTAATAATATAGCTTGGGAATATACTTTATATGGAGGTTGTGCTACGAATGTGCGATTAGCAAGTAATGT